CCTTGTATGTTTCGCCGTCTGCCAGGATGTCGGTCTTCTTGGTGGTAACTAACACGTATTTTATAGACGTTGTTAGCTTCGGGGTGGCTGCTATGTGCAGCACCTCGCCGTTAAGAGCCAGGAGCCCCGTGTTGGTGCCGTCAGGCTCTCTTATAATGACCTTACCGCCGCAAATGGCGACTATTTCTTGCAGCAGTAAAATTTGCTGCTGTATAAATTCCAGCGTTTGGGTAGAAAGCGGGTATTTACCCTCGCCGCCCGTCGCTGTCTTCACTGTTGTATAAGATGCTGTTTGCATAATTTTTGTTTTAACTATTCGCCACGTAAATGGCGCGTTTACTGATTAACTTGTATTTATCTACCAGGGCGGCCACCGCTGGGAGGTTCGTCTGGTATATGGAATAAGGCACGCTTACTATAAAGCTGTTTTGCGTGGCGTTCAGCAGTGCCTCGTTATAGACCAACGGCACCTTTTGGCCGCCCGCCACCTCTGCGGCGTTGCTGTCTTCGCCGACGGTCAGCAAAATGCCCGTGCCGTTCTCTGTAATGGCGTAGAGCCAGTCGCCCCGCCTCTCCACCTCCAGAATATCAAAGCCGCCGCCGAAAGCGTCATTTAAGACCGCCCGCAAATAGCACACCTGGCCGTTATGGTTCAGCTTGTAGTTATGTTCTTCGCGTGCGTCGGTAAAGCTCTGATACGTCGTATCGCCCAGCACCACCGCGCCAGCGTGCAACATGCCGTAAATGACAGGCTGTCGCAGGAACGTGGGCAGCAGGTTGATAAATAACCGCCTAAAATCTATTTTGTAAATCATTCGGCTGTCGGGTTATTTAATGCGTCGTAGGAGTTGTAAGTGATGTTAAGTCTGTCTATGGCATAATAGCCGCTGTAAGGCTTGTCGTAGCCCACCACGTCCATAAATGCGGCAGCGTTGGCCGTCTTCACGCGCACACGCTCCACGTCGGCCACTTCCACGCCAGGCACGGCAGTAACGGCAGCCAGCAGGTCGCTTTTGCGAAAGACACCGTTAAACGGCAGGTTGGTAATGACAGCTTTAACCGCCTCGACCACGGGTTCCTTGCCGTCGTTGGTCGTTCCGTTGCTGTCCATGGCCGTAGGGTCGTAATACACCACCATGCTGATTTGTATCTTGTCCGCGTCCTCGTTTACCAGCTTAATGGCCACACCTGCGTCCTTTACGGTGTTCATGTAGCTGGTGAGGCTGGCAAACTGCGACGGGTTCAGCTTTGTGGGCTGTCCTTTGTCGTCGCGGGCGGCCACTTTCAGATACACCACTGTGTTACTCTCTGATGCCACGGCGTATTTTACCACCCTGGCAGCGTCGATGTCCGTTTCACTCATGGCGGCAGTGTCGTAGTAGTCTGCGTCTGGCACCAGCTGGCGGCCATACATAAACGCCTTGGCCTTGCGCACGTACCAGCGGAGCGTGTGAGGCTCCAGCTGCTCGATTTTCGTTTCCACTTCCTCGCGGTGCTTGTCGAAAAGCACCTCCAGCGTCCAGACAGCGAAAGCAAAGCAGTAAAACAGTATGTTTTCAATGCTTACGCTGCTGAACTGCTGGTCAAAGGTTTTCTTAGGGTTCAGGCCGTATGCTGATACAACGGCACGCTCCTGGCAGAACGTGGCCGTCATAGCGTCTTTTATTTCTTTTACTGTGCGTGCCATTGTGCAGGGGTTTAGATGTTACGTGCCAAAAGTTCGTCCACGGCCTTTTTTGCCATGCGTCTGTTTTCGTGGAAAATGGCCAGCTCCTCGGCGTGTTCGTTGCTGTCCTCGCCGTTGGCCAGCAGGGCGATTTGGTCGTCCGTGGTGTACTCGGTACCGATAAGGCCAGCAATAAACTTGCTGCGCTTGTTTTCCTCGGTTACGTCCGTGGCCTCTATGAGCGTGGAGCCGTCGGGGCGGTTGCCTGTGTAGGTGTAGCCCTTAACGGTGTCGCCGTTCTAGTTGGTCTGTTCCGCTTCCTGCTCATTGAGGAAAAGCAGGAAATGCTTGTCGTCATACTTTGCATAGTTCTGACGCTGGGGGTTAAATGCTGTGTTCATTTTTATGAGTTGTTAAATGGTTGTTAAATGTCTTTTTAATGGCTCGCTGGTACAGGTTCCTGGCCGACCGCTTGCTGCGGCTCGTTCCATTCCTCCAGCTTGTAAAATGCGCGGTCTTTTCTGTCGCCGCACGGCTGCCGTACTATCTGGCACTGCACAGGCTCTGACAAGTCCAGGTCGGCCATGTCTTCGGCCAGCGTCTTGGAGCCTGTAAAGGTGATGTGCTTAACCCAGCCCATGACGGGCTGGTCGTGTTCGTCGATCTGCGGCTGGCCTTTGTCGTCGCGCAGCTGCTCATATAGTTCATATTGGAACTTTAGACAGTCGCCCGAGTTCATCTTTGACGGCGTAAGCTCATAGCGCAGCAGGTGGAGTTCCCGCCCCGTTATTTTGTCGATGTGGAGCTTGTCGCCCACCATTTGCCCGTGGTTGCCTGGGGTCTTTCTAACTTCATGTAATTTTTTCACGCCTAAAATGTTTATTAAATGTTTACTGTCTGCATGTACTATAAAGCCCAGCCTTGATGCTACGCGCAGCCTGATTTCTTCGCCTGTCAGCCCTTTGTGGCGCAACTTGGCCACTATCTTACACAGAGCCTTTTTGTTGCGTTTGCGGGCAAGGCAGTAGTTATGCCTTACGACATAGCCCACATAGTCAATGCCTCTCGCCTCGACGGGGAAAATCTTATAATTTGGCTTTAGCTCCAGCCGTCGGTGTTCTGCCAGGTACTGCACCATTTTGGTGTGTATGCCGTGCAAAAACTCTTTGCTGTCCGAAAGTATGACTATATCGTCCGCGTAGCGGTAGTAATACTTTACGCCCCACTGCTCCTTGGCTATGTGGTCAAGTTCCGCCAGATACAGATTTGCAAAGTATTGGCTTATGTAGTTGCCAATGGGCACACCGTCCGCACTGTCGATGATGTCGTCCAGCAGCCAAAGGAGGTCGGGGTCTTTTATACGTTCCCGCACTACCTGCTTCAGTATGCTGTGCGTTATTGACGGGTAAAACTTGCGGATGTCTATCTTGTAGCAGTATTTCGTGCCCTCTGGGTCGTTCCGCAAGTCTTTACGCAGCTGCACCAGCAAAGAGTGCACGCCGCGCCCCTTTATACAGGCGTATGTGTCGCTGGTGAAAATAGGTGTCCATATAGACACCAGCACTTGCATTATAGCCCACTGCACCACACGGTCGCGGTAAGGCAGCTTAAAAATTACGCGCTCTTTCGGCTCATGTTTGATAAAGCAAGTATATTCGGACGTGTGGTAGGTTTTATTTACCAGCTCTGCCCGTAGTTCTGCCAGGTTCTGCTCCAGATTGGCGCGGAACTGTGCCACCTCCTGGCGGCTGCCTTTGCCTGTTCCTGCGTTGGCCTCTGCCATGCGCAGGTTATCCAGGTCGCAAACCTTGTCAAATAAATAGCCTATGCGTTTCATTCATTATAATGCTGTGCATGTTTTTAGTCTGCTTTGCATACTCGGGAGCTTTCGATGCTTGCGCCCTACTAACACCCTTTTTACGTTGTTGTTTTTTGCCATGGGGCATGGCTCACCTCATAATAGCTTATTTCCTTTTTTCTTCTTTATGCAAAATTGAGCGGCGCGGAGTAGTTCGCATTCGCATTCGTAGCCGTGTTATTCGTATTCGTGTACGACGCGCCTGCATTCGTACCATTGTTCGCGTTACCGCCAGCAGCACGGACACGGAGACCTACCACGCAGAGAGGTGCCGCCAGCTGCCAAACGTGGCAGCCCGTTTATGTTGCAGAACTAAAATTTTTCACCCGCCTGACGGCGGGGTTGGTCGCTTTCGCCCTCGCCCCGCCGTTTGGCTTTTTCCATGCTTTCAAAGTTCGCTTTATCCTATTTTCTGACTTTCGGGGATGACAGGGTCTTCCTCAAAATAGCAGAGCGGCGCGGAGTAGTACGCATGCGCAACCGTAGCCGTGCTATTCGTATTCGTGCACGACGCGCCCGCATTCGCACCATAGTACGCGCTACCGCCAGCAGCACGGACACGGAGACCCTTAGAGGTCTTGGCATTCGTGTATAAATAGTCGGCAAAACGAATGGTCGCACTGCCTCCTACCTCTGTGGGCATACAGCACAAACCCTGATAACTCTTGCGCTTGATGTACCCCTCTACCTGCGGGCACTCGGCCACAAGGATTTTATCCTCTACCGTGGCGGGGTCATAGTCCGCGTACATGCTTGGGGTTACATAGACCAGCGACTTCTCCTCGCCTGCGTCCATGATAAGGCCGCGTGTCCACCTCCAGAGGTGGCCAAAGCCAGCATGTACCAGGCCAAAGAATACAGGCACGTTAAATGTCTTGTATGCTTCGC